ACACCATCTACCCAACGTTCTTCTTTATCTAATTTTATTAACCATAATTTCTCTTTTTCATCATCGTTATATATATAATTCCTATAATATATTGGTAATGCCAATTCCATTCCTTCTCTTGTTTTATAGGTCTCTATAGTTTCTTCCCCATTAAATTTATTTCTATCAATATCTTTTCTTTTTCTATAATTACTTCCAATTCCGCTACTGGTAAAGATTTTGCTATTATACTCCTTATGTACTGGATCAACTTTATTAACATACTTCACTATATAATTTATTGTTTTACCATTCACATAATCTCCAATCCAAACTCTCCCATATTTCCAAATCTTCTCCACATCCTTCCGCTTGTCTGTCCATACAATACCATGTATATGCACTCTCTCTGTATTTGTGTGCCCTAATTCTGTTACCAACCAATGTCTTAAACTTTTTTTGTATTTTTTTCTCCATCTCTCTAAATATCGCCTTATTGCGATCCTACATATTTCATTATCTCTATCATACCCAGTTATTCCTTTTATCAAGTTATCTATTTCTTGTAACCCTTCATCGCTAAATGTATACGTTACAAATAACGCATTTTTATGCTCTCTTAAATCCTCATGTAGTCTTACTTGCCAATCTCTTGCTTTCTGTTTTTTACATTCTATACATTTTCCACATCCTACAGGTACCATTAACGCTCTTTTATCAGTAATAGGGGGGATGTTCCCCCCATTTTTCTTGTTACTGACATATTTTCTGTTCTGTATTAACCTTGGATACAAACACACTAATCTCCAGTTTTATATTTAAAATGCTTGTATTTATCTAAGTTTTTTGGTGCATTGCTCTTTGGTGCTGCTGCATTTTTTGAAAACTTTCCTGCTAATCCTCCTGCTAATCCTAATAAATCCCCTAAGAATTTTGTTGTATTATCTACCCACATTTTTTGCGTAGCAAATCCTATATTTTCATCATTTATTTTTTTAGTTATATTAATTCTAAAGTTCTCTAAATAATTCGCTACTTCATTACTATTCGCATTTTTTGAATTGCTAATCGCATTCATCATATCTACTTCTATATCATTATTTAATTTTTCTCTTTTCTTTCGTTCTGTTTCTGATAATTCTGCCGATAATATCGCATCATTTTCTGTTTTATTTCTTTCTGCTGCTATTTGTCCAACTATATCTACATAGCTATCTTCTGTAATATCATTCGCCAATCTTAACTGTCTCAGTGTTTCTCCTGCTACTGCCACATTCTTTTGTTCTAAACTGGTTTTAACCTTATTTAATTCTTCAACTGCTTTTGTATTTTTCGTATTCGCCGCTATATTATCTATTTCTGTAATTACTTTTTCAGTTGTATATCCTTTCAATATTGTATCTGCACTTTTGTTCTCAGTATCAGCCTTTTTATTTTCTGTATCTTGTTTTATATTTTCTACTTGTGCTCCTACTAAAGCATTTTGTAAATCCATTGCTTTCCACTGTTGTGCACTTCCACTTGCTGCTGACCCGCCGCCTTGTGATCCTGTGGTAGTTCCACCGCCACCGCTCATTCCATACATCATTCCAGGGTTTAACCCTGCATTTCTCATATGTCCTATTTGTGCTCCATAGTTCGTTTTGTTCCACATATCCATTTGTAAATCGTGCCCTTGTTGATTCAACGCTTGTTGATTCTCCAATTGTATTGCCATTAACTTTTTATTATACTTATAGTTTCTTTTGGATCCTACTTCGCCACCTAGCATTCCGATCCCTAATCCTGCTACCATTTTTTCTGCTCCTGTCATAATTTTTGTTTTTCGCGCTTTTTTAAAAGCGATTATTATCTCTTGTTATATAAGAATACATGCGTACCACTGTACTAAACTAAAGGGGCTACTCATCCATCATTTTCGCCCCACTTAGTTATTTAGTCGCTTCCTGACCCTGTATTGACTCGGCTCCGCCGTCCTTCTTATTTTTATTAATATCTACAACTTTAGTATCTTTTACTGATCCTTTATTGTCTCTTTTAGCCGTTATTGATTTCTCAACTTTACTCATAGCATCCGCCGCTATTTCCCATCTATCTGTTCTAATATTATAAGCACTTACTACACCATCGCCCCGCTCTGTATATATTGCAGGTGCTCCATCTGTAATTGGCTCCTTATTATTAACTATTCTTTCAATCTTATATTCTATTGGTTCTCCTTCTAATTTTTCCACACATCCTATCTTTGATATATGTCTTTTTCTATATTTATACATTGTTCCTATTTTTTTTAAAATAGGGCTCCCCCAACATCTACCGAGCAAACCCTATCTTTTTGTTATTATAAATTTGGTATTACTTTCGCACTCATTTTTCTTCTTGCAAATATTTTATTTGATATTTGTACCCAAAAATTCTGTGCACTTAAATTCTCATCTGCAAAGATGTTATTAAACTTACTTGGGTCTACATACGTAGTTAAATCCCCAATTCCTGTTCCTGTAAACTCATAGTTTCTATTCAACGTCATAAACATACTTCCAACACCTGTTGTACTATCTACTGCAAAGTCTCCTCTACATTGATTAACATTCGTCATATAATTTATCCATGCAGGTTGTTTCCCTGCACTCTGATACATATTATAAGGTTCACCGCTCTGATCATAGTCTATCGCCGTATCAAACCATGCCATCTGATCTGTTATTAAATCTTGAAATCCTATCTCATCTAATGCTGGCTTATGTAAATCATTCATTGTTTTTAAGTTCATATCCCACTTATTTCCTTGACTATAATCTAGTCTAGGTGTTATACTCACTAATCCTATTAGATAACTTGGTTCATCTACACTAATTTTTACTTTACCACCTTTATTTTTACCTGTTAGTCTTCCTCTACCTGCTAACGTTCCTAATGGTTGCGTATTACTACTTGTTTCTACTTCTGCATTACTTACTACTTCTTCGAACGCTAGTTCTTTTATCAACGATCCATGATATATTGGATTCTCACAGCTTTTTGCTCTTTCATGCGTATATACCGCATCTAACCAATCATCATACGACCCACCGCTTATTGCAATTCTATTAAGCATATTATATACTTTATTCGCTAAATTCAATGCGTCTATTGTAAACTCATCTCCTGTTGTACTTACCGATGTTATCGCATTAATTCCGTTATCTCCATCTATCCATTCTGTACTTATCCAGTTATTAAATAAATCACTCTGATATGTCTTTATTCCTAATCCTTCTTGATTACTCGTTAGAAACCATTGTGCCCCATCTCTTGCTAAACTTAATCCATATGGTGCATACGTCTGATCATTCACCACAAACGGAGTTGTATCTCTCACACTTTCTAGAATATCCATTCTCATGTCATCTATATTCGTTAATGGAAATCTCACCAACTCTGGTACTCCTGCACTTTGTTCTACTGTGTTCCCCACTGTATCTGCATCTACTTCCCATTCTGCATTCCCAGTTGTAAGAAACTGATTCGCCGTTAACGTTATTGTAAACTGACTAGTTGTTTCATCAAACGTTACTTGTTGATCTCTAAACCATCCATTATTTGCTCCAGTTTCTCCACCACTATATATAGGATAATCTACTTGACTATTATCCGTCACACTCATTATTAACTTTGTTAAATCCGGCTCTCCATATACTTGTCCACCTGATGCCCATTCAACTACTACTTTACATTCTACTATGTCATATGCACTTACTCCTATATTTTCAGGATTTTGCCATATGTTAAATGTACTTATACTTCCGTTCGCTAACGTTCTCTTTACTTCTATGCTTAATATATCAAACTCATTATTTAAACTGCTTGCATGTATCACTACACCTTCTTCCTCTTGTTTATTTGCATAATATTGCTTGTAAATATCCCAGTACCCTAAATATGGTATTGCATTGAAATACCTTTGTGCTTGTGCTATTCCTGGACTTCCGCTCGTTCTTCCTAATCCTCTTACATTTAGATAACTCCATATACTACTCGGATTCACTTGTTGATTACTTCCTCCATTTACATCAAATGGCTCCGCCTTTAATAGTGCTTGAGGTAATAATACCTCGCTCATATCCATTCCTATATTCAACATATTCATGTGTAATTTCCCTTGATATAATCTCACTGGACATTGAAATACATCTAATTGTACTTTATAACTTCCAAATAGAGGTCCGATTGTTGGTAATGTCTTAACATCACAATCTAAATCTATATCAAACTTATCTCCCGGTAACGCTAGTTCGCTCATAAATGGCACCAACGTTCCACTTGCCATTGTACTTCTCCACACATACCCAAGATCATGGCTTGATCTCTCGTAGTTTTTCATGCTTATTTCCTGCTTATTGCCCGAGCCTAAGCGGTCTCCACCTAATTCTGTTTTCATTCTTTAATTGTTTTTAGTTTATCATTATGTTTTTCTTTTAATTCATCAAGAATCATTATAACTTGGATTAATCTATTCCACGTGATTGATTCTAGATTTCTCTTAATTTCTTCTATATCGTTACTTTTATCTGTTATTCTATAATCTCCCATCACTCCGAAGTGATAACCTTCCATACTTATTATTTCGAAAGGGGAGTCCTTCACCTTTTCTCTATTCACTGAAGATACTTCTTTGTGATCTTCTACATTCATTGACAATACTTTTGATTCTGTAGTTTCCTTCTTTTTCATATTTAATTGTTTTATTTATTTTAATATACTCTAGTCTTTCTAAGAGTTTTTTTTTAATGATTTCTCCAGTATCTACATCTACATAAATACTTTCACATCGCCATTTATCCGATTTTTCCATCATTATCGAAGTCTTGATCTACTAATACTTCCAATTTTTTTAATAGTATAAATAATATGCTCACTGCTATTTTACTCAGTAACCCATCTAATATTTTATTTTTCATTTTATTGTTATTTTATATTTTCTATCTTTTTTTAGTACTCTATCCAATATCTCGCACGCCTTTTTACTTTCTGCTATATAATTATCATATTTATATAACCCTACTGCTACACACCCTTTTAACTCTTTTCCATGATTAGCGGGGTGAATTCTTATCCCCGTTCTATCATCCACATCAATGCTCCATAGCCACTTATTAAACTTAGGACTATACTCACTATATAGATTATAAGTTCCTTTGTCAATTTTTTTTGTTCTATTTTCAATAGTATTGAGATATGTTGCATTCCCATTATCACTATGTATAGACAAATGACCATGAATAGTATCATCTTTTTCGCTTGTTCTTGTTAATGTTATTCTTTCCTTTTTAAGTTCTCTTAGTTCTCTTTTGTACTTTAAATTGTGTTCAAATAGATTTTCGTTATAGCTCATTATAGTTTTTATTTATAGTTAGACTCTATTTTCTGTATTATAACCACCTTTTTTGTCACTTAATCCCATTTGTACTATAATTTATATTATGTTCAAAATTTTTGTCTTATGACCTTTTAAGCTATTATAAGGTATATCTATCTTCCCCCCCTACTCCCTCAAAGTTATACATTTTTTTTAATCTTTCCAACTTTTTTAAGTTCCTACGCTCATTTTCATACTTTTTCAACTCCCAATTTTCTGCGTCATCTCC